ATTTTCTTCTTTCTGTTTTAACTTACTGGTAATCAGATGTTTTCTTTCCGTAGCATTTATGGTGAGTAACAGAATGGTAACACTTTAAATGTTAAAACACATTGAGTAACACCTAGCTTGACTGCAAAGGTAGTGATTTTATTTTTTTCACAAACAGACTTTAACTTAGATTAACACTAATACCTATTAAATATCTACTGCATACCTACTAATACCTATTTTCGTTTACTCTTACATTCAACACTTTTTAGCATTTGGCGGTTCCAAAAATTGTTTCTATCTTTGCATCGTCAAAGTTGCGATTGACACATACAGATTTATCCTCCTTTCAGGCTTTAAGCCTACGAGATATGGAATCCCTTGGTTAGCGCAACATGACCTTGGGATTCCTCTTTTTTATCCCAGAGTTTTTGACAAGACAAGATGGAAGACTATGGGCTAGATACCTTCCGATTCATCGAGTCTATAAATTGCAAGGAAGACCGCATGGCAAATCGTAGGAACTAATAGCAGAAGACGAGCGGAGGGGAATCTACTCCTTATGCTGCTTAGGTTAACTGATGTAGAATTATCAAGTGACCAGATGATGGGGGTTGACAGAACTCATCCATGACATCTTAGGTTTTCTGATGCGCTCACATACGTGTGCGTTAAGGGGAACCTAGAATCCAAAGGAATCAAAAATCTATCCATTTTAATTTTTAATAATTATTTTTGGATAAGAAGTAGTAGTAATAACAACAAAAAAGTCAAAAAACGCTTATGGAAAAGGAAGAAAAAGCAAAGGTCATTCTAGACTACGCCAAGTATCAGGAGTTACTTGAAAGAGTAAGATTGAGTGCTTTAAAAGCTCGTTCTATAAAAGAAGAAGCTTTTGATAAAGTTACGAAAGAATATGAAAAATGTGTCAATGAATTGAAAGAAAATATCGAATTGTTGAAAAAAGATAATAGCGATTTATATTATGCTCTTTCGAACCTCCAAGGAAGTTATGAATCATTAAAGCATGATTGTGTTATTATGATGAATGGAAGTCGCAAAGAGGGTTACATTGATTTCACGTCTAAATATGGTAATCGTATATATCGTGAAGTGATGGGTTCTTTGGATGAGAGTCTTAAAACAATTCCTGCATTATCTTTCTGGAACTATTTTAGTGGCAAGGCTGATAGAGTCTTCTGTGATAAGATTAGAACTTGTGTAGGTAGTAGTATTACTGATGCATTCTTTAGAATATTGGAACAGATTAAATCATAGATTATGGCGATAGAGTCAATCAGTTGTCAGGTCAGAACTGCTCGTAAGCAGCATGTATGTGAGTTGTGCCTTTGCCCTATTCATAAGGGCGAGGAGTATGGGTATGAGGTCTTGAAGGTAGATGGCAAGATGGAAGCTCATAAGCGGCATCTGGAGTGTGACGAGTTGACCGCCAAGGATGAGTTTCAGACGGAAGACTACGGCTTGCGCTATACTTCCGAGACCTTCTATAGGGCGGTGTATGACTATATCCATCTGCATCATAATGGGGATGATAGCTGGGCTGGCTCTATGTTTAGCAGAGTGATTAAGATATTGAACGAAGTTAATAATTAAAATTTTGGCTTATGGAACTGGATATGTTGATTAGAGACGCCCTGAGTGATGCCCAGTGGTTAATTGCGAAGGGTGGCACGGATAGGGCAGAAGTCCTGAATCGTGTGATGGGTAAGATTGATGATGCCCTGAAGGAACTGGATGGGGTTGACCTCATTGACCTCAACAAGGTTTGGCATCAGGCGAAAGATGTTATGCCACCAAGAATTTATGGCGGCAATCATGCAGACTTGCTGTGTGTGCATCAGTTCAAGCCTACCTCTCATCCTATTCTTACTCACGAAGAGAACTGCCCTGAGTTTGAGGAGTATCTTAAAATGAGTCCGAATGACTGGTGGTGTAGAACTGGTGATTTGTTGATGAAGGAGCATCGTGAACTTTATTGGAGATAGATATATTAATTAAATTTTTAGATTATGAGTGAATTATATTGGTTAGGTGTTTTGGGCAACCTGCATGATTTTGGTGAAGTTGTCTTTATTTTATCTATTATAGTGCTATTAGGTTTATGTTTGTGGACATTTATGTTCGGTTCTGAATATGATGAACCTTTTAAAAAGATAAAAAGAATATTAAAGTGTTCTATATATGCTTTTGTGTTTGGAGTAACTATTTGTGTATTCATCCCATCAACAAAGAGTCTGCTTATCATCTATGGAGTAGGTGGCACTATTGATTATCTCAAAGAAAACAAGGATGCAAATAAGATTCCTGATAAGTGCATTAAGGCTCTTGACAAGTATCTTGATGATGCGTTGAAGGAAGACAAAGATAAGGAGTAACTATGGTATCTGAATCGGCTAGATATTATCAGACTCACCCAGCAGCTAGGGAGCGGAAAAAGCGTTATGATACTCGCTTCGAGTCTTCTCCTGCTCAGAAGGCTAAGCGTAGGGAGTTGGCTCGTCATAACGCTGTTCACGATAAGAAGTATGGGGCAGCTTCACGCAAGGGTATGGATGCCAGTCACACGAAATCAGGAATCAGGTATAAACCTTCATCGGTGAATCGTGGTTCCAAGACGGATATGGCTGGGGATAGAAGAGCTAGAGGCGTTCGCTGATAGTGAATACGAAAAAAGGGAGCCATAATAGACTCCCTTTTTCTATTTGAATAAATCTCTAATATCACAATCTATAGCGTCTGCTACTCTTGTCAGGTAGCTGACGGTTGGGTTTCCGTTGAGGGCAGCAGATAGAGTACCTTTTGTGATTCCCATCTTGCTGGCTACCTCCTCAATGGTCATGCCCTTTTCCTTGATAACTTCTTTTGCCTTTAGTGTTGACATTATACTAGAAAAGCCAATGTTGAAGTAAGACTTGTGTATCAGACGAAACCGTCATTTTTGCGAAATCTGGTATTGTGTTACAGATTCCGTTTGATTCTGCTTTCTTCATCAATTCCTCTGCATCCTCTTTTGTGTCAAACAAAACTGCATCAGTTCTTGATGAAACGTAATGCAAACTACTACCTAAGAACGCAACAATCATGTGTCTGCTATTATAGATAGTTACGTAATACACCTTTCTTCTATCTACTATTTTTCCTGTAGATTCTTGTAATTTCATATATAATGCCTTATCCGTGATGGCGAGGGCTGAATGTTATTACTTCTGATTCTTAATTCTGCTGCAAAGGTACGTAAAAGTTTGGGTATAACCAAACGAATTCTTGATTTTAACATGAAATTAACACTTGCGTGGTGAATATTACAAAAAAGAATAGGGAGTGCTCACGCATTCCCTATTTTGTTATCCTAACAATCTTAAAACCTATAAACTAAAAACCTATGAAAAAACAATCGTACTATATGATAAAAAAAATCATCCTTCCTCTTCAGACATCTGTCTTAACTTCTCGGTAAGCGCATTGTGAACCTCACGCTTATCTTCAAGAGTGACGTTCTGTAGCTTAGGGCAGTTGAACTCCAGTATCTTGATAAATGTTGTCACCTTATCCTTCGGCTCACACTTATACCAAGCAGCCATGAAGTCTTCCCAAGCCTCTCTAGAAAAGTCGGCACACAGCTCACGAAACTCCTTTGTGATAGGAGATTCGTACCCTTTCTGCTTTCCTCCAGTCTTCGGTCTTCCCTTCTCGAACTGACCTTTTGAATTTCTGTCTGCTGCCATTGTCTTAACTATTTTGGTGCAAAGATAGCAATTATTCGGCAAACGGAAACTTTATCCGTTAATTTACTACCCAAATAAACGGATAAAATACGATTCTCGGATGGTATTTGTATCTTTGCCACATTATTAATAATTAAAATACATATATATGTTAGGAGCATTAATTGGGGCAGGTCTTGGACTTGCAAGCAGTATCGCTGGTGGTGTAGCTAACCGCAAGGCGAGACGTAAGCAGGAGCAGATGATTGCCCAGCAACAAAAAGAAAATCAGGCGTGGTATGACAGAACATACAATGCCGACCCGACCAAGCGTGCTGATACCGTGCGCTTGCTCACCCAGATGCAGGAGCAGATTAAGAACAGAAACAAGGCTGCTAAGGGTAGACAGGCGGTGATGGGTGGTACGGAGGATTCCACTACTGCGGTGAAGGAGGCGAACAACAAGACTCTTGCTGATACTACCTCACAGATTGTGGCTGCAAATGAGTCTCGCAAGGATAACATAGAGCAGCAGTATAGAGAGCGCAAGAACCAGTTGCAGAACCAACAGATGGGCTTGGAAGCTGAGAAGGCTGCTGATACCGCCAATGCGGTGGCTGGTGTGGCTGGTACTGCTGCCAATATCGCTGCAACGATTGATAGTGGTGCTGGTAGGAGTAAGGTGGCTCGTCCTGACGTGGCACAGCCTACCGATGCAGATATGGCTAAGTTGGATGCTAAGGTGGGTGCGGCTCCTACACAGCAGCAAGTAGCGAATGATTTGAACAATATGATTGGTGACAATGCGCCAAAGAAGATTAAAGCATAGCCTATGAAAGCATCAGATATGTTACGACACAATAATGGCTTGAAGACTACACAGAGTGTGCTCAACAAGCAGCAGACTGGGGTGGATGCCGCACAGAAGGTGGCACAGACTCAGGCTCCAGTCTTCACCCAGCAGCAACTTGATGCGGCTGGCAAGAAGATTGACCAGATGAATGCTGCCACTCCTCAGAATGAAACACCTACGATGAAGGCGGCTAGGGAGAAGACTATCGCTACTCAGCAAGCCATCGCCAATGGGGTAGATGTAAATCAGATTGCGCCAAGTGATGAGGAGGATAAACCATCTGTCCCTATCGTGAAGAAGGAGGAGTCGAAACCTCAGCCTAAGCAGCTATCTTATGCTGATATGTATAAGATGCTGAATCCTGAACTGAATGAGACTGCTGAGCAGAGGGCAAACAGAGAGAAGAAGGAGCGTACCAAGGCTCGTATCGCTGCTCTGGGTGATGGTCTCCGTGCGCTATCTAATATCTACTTTGCTACCAAGGGTGCCAAGGTGGTACACAATCCTGAGTCGGATATGACTAAGGCGGTGAATAAACGCAAGGCATATATGGATGCTCAGAGAGAGAAGAATCGGGCATCTTGGCTGGCTGGGTATCAGAGGGCACTCGCTCTTGATGAGGAAGCTCGGAAGAATAACCTGACTCTCGCTGAGCAGATGAGGTATCACGATATGCAGAACGACATCAACAATATGAAGGTTGACCAAGGGCAGCAGAGAATTGACCAAGGAAACAGAAGACTTGACTTGTCGAAGATGAAGTATCAGACTGATGCTGATTACAAGAAGGCAGTCTTGACTATCAAGAAGGCTCTGGCTGATGGGCAGATTTCACACTGGCAAGCACAGGAGGCTATCCAGCGTATCAATGCTGCGACTGGTCGTATTCGTGCCAACAAGTCAGGTAGTGGCAGTTCTCGAAAAGGCTCCTACTCTGGAGAGGTTGATGAGTATATGGATTTGATGGAAAAAGACCCTGAGGGCATGGCTGAGGCTGCAAAGGAAGTGAAGAAGATGGGCTACTCCCCTAAGACGGCAGCAGGAAAGAAGGCTCAGAAGATAGCCTATCATCGTAAGCATAAACAGAACCATACATCATCATCCAAGGGTAATGGTAGAACACTTCATGGAATAAAATAATTATAATATGGCTACAAGAAAAGAGATAGCACAGAATCAAAAGATTCTATATGATGATGCAGTTGCAAACAATATGTTTCAGGCTGCTGTGCCTACCTTTAAGGAGTTTCAGAAGAGACTCGAAGGTCAAGGCTATCAAAAAATGGTGTTTGATAACTACAAAAAGCACAATGTGAAGGGAAAGGGATTCAATAATCTCAATGAGTTCCGTGGTGCCTTCGGTGGTTCTTTCTATGCTGATGAACACAAAATAGGTGTATCGAATAGAACTGCGGCAATCTTGTCTAGTGCTAATAATGCGGTAAGACAAGCTAAACGAAACATTCAGACCAAACTGGGGCAAGCAAAGAAGTTCAATGGTGGCAGGGTTTCTCCACGTCTAAAGAATCCTTTGCAGAATCAGAATGTACAGAAGAATGAGTTCAACTATAATTCCACAACTGGCAAGACTGGAACCTATACTACAACAGATGGTGTAGAGTTCGACAACGAGTATGATGCTGCTCAGTATCAGAATCAGTTGGATAAGCAGGGGCAGCAGTATATCAATGCTGTAAACGCTGGCGAGATTCCATCCGTCTTTGATGTTCGTGACAAGAAAGGTAACTATGACTTGCAGGAGAACATCAATAAGAATGGAACCTACCTTACTGAGGAGGGTGCTCAAAAGCAGTTTGACAAGAAACTGGAGGATGCCTATGCCCGAAAGAAGGAGATTGAAGCTGCTATAGCGGAAGACCATCGTTTGCATGGCAATCCTCTGCTCTCTTATGGTGCTAGTATTGGTGCAAGCAACGGAAGAACTGCTGAGCAGAGTGACTATAGCAACAAGTTGGCAACCTCTCTCGCTCTGGTTAAGCAGCAGATTGGTGCGCTGGAAGCGGTGAAACAATATCCTACAAGTAGCTGGGGGGAGGATGCCTTGAAGGCTCTTGATAATACTGCTTTCACTGCCAAGACTTGGGATTTCGGTCTGACAGACTTCGCTACCATGGGGCAGATGGAACGTATCAAGACAAAGATGGATAATAACATTCCTATATCAGGTTCTGATAAGATGCTCCTGAAGAGTAAACTGGGTGCGGATGCTGCTGCGGCTCTCGAAGATGAGAAGATGGGTAATATCTATCGTTGGACGAAGATTGCAGGGCAGAGTCTCCCATTTATGGCTGACTTCTTTCTGACTGGCGGTTATGGTGGTATTACCAAGGGCATCAGTCGTGGAGCCTTGAAGTTTGCTGCTAAGCGTGGCATGGGCAAGGTGAGTGCTGCCATCTTGAAGAACACTGGTATCGTGGCTGGCGATGTAATCGGCTCGTATGCGATGGCTGGAACTGAGCAAGCGTTGAAGACTGGTGCTGACATCATGCAGCGACATCTGGGTAATCTGTATCAGGATGAGAAGGGCGATTATAAGTTCGGTACATTCGATGAGAACGGAAATCTTCTGCATGAGGGTGGCGAGTCTATGGGTACTGCTCTCTATAAGGGGCTGACCTCTGCCATGGTGGAGAACTACACCGAGAAGTTGTTTGGTCACAACTATGGTACCAAGAAGGGTGCTGTCAACTTTATGGAAAAACATGGTATGAATGCTTCTGCTGAGTTCTTCAAGAATATCGGCAAGAGTGGCTGGTACACAAATTCCAAGAAGTGGATGGAGAAGTTCGGCATCAATGGCTTCGGTGAAGAAGTGATGGAGGAAGAAATTGGCATTCCTCTTCATGCTCTATTGGATGGAGACAATAAGTTCTCTGACCTTCTTGATACTAAACAGCAACTCGACATCATCGGTGGTATGGCTATCTCTGTTGGTTCTATGTATGCTATTGGTGCTGGCTCCCGACCAGTAAAAGGTATCTACAATCGTGCTCAGTACTACCGATTCCGCAACAAGGTGAACGTGGCTGATAGTGATGCTCAGAACCTTCTTGGCGATAACTGGGCAGACATCAAGGGTAAGATAGACAACGCAACCAACGAACAGATGGGTGGTGTGCTGGCTGATATTCTCAGACAGAGAGATACCATGACCAAGGAGCAGATTAATGCTGCTGTGAATTATGGTGTCAACCTGATGAAGATGCGTGGCTACAATATTGCCAAGACTGCTGAAATGAATGCCAAGGAGATTACCAACGAGCCAACAACTCCTGAGGAGCAGCACCAAACGAATATTGACAATGCTTATTCTGAGGGGCACGATGCTGATGATGCAGATAAACATGATATTCAGATTCAGCAGGAAGACCAGATGAAGACTCTTGCAGCAGCATTGGGTATCTCTGAGCAGCAGCTATCTGCCATGAGTGACGAGGAACTGGAATCCCTGACGGGGCAGGATGATAAACTTGACCAAGCTATCTATGACTACCAGTTGTCTTCTGCCCGATACCAAGGTGTGGTTGATGATGCACAAGATAAGGTTGACCTCGCTGCTCATCAGGCAGAACAGAGAGTGGATATGTACACAGACCAGAGTCGTGGTTCCGTCCGTAATGCTACCATCAAAGCATCAGGCGGCTTAGAAGACTATGGTGTGTACATTATTAGTGGTAACGTTGCTACTCATGAAGATGGCTCTATTGATGTAAGCAATAGCGATGATATGATTCTCTATTATGACCCGACAACGAATAGCGTTGAACACGCTGATGCGTTGATGTTCGCTGAACTGGGTGAAGAACTCCCTGCTGATGATGTGAAGGCTCAGGCGGTAGCTGATGCAAAAGAGACTGCTATCAAGGAAGTGGCTGGTATCATTGATGGAACCGTTGAAGTTGGCTCCCAGTTTAATGTGACTGGTGCTGATGGTATGGAGCATACTTACGAGGTGCTTGCTGACTATGGTGATGGTACTGCTGCTATCTCTATTGATGGTAACGTGGTGGAGAATCCTTATTCGTTTGAAGACTTGCAGAACTTAAAAGACTTGGAAGACCAGAAGAGACTGGAAGCTGCCAAGGCTCAGCGTGAGCAGTTGGAGAATGAACGTGCTGCCCAGCAGAATCAGGAGACAGAAGAGACTCAACCTTCATTTGATTTCAATCAGATTCTCAATGATAATGGTAACGTGGTGCTCGTTGATGTACTCGACAAGGATGGTAATACAAAATATCCTGACTCTAGATTGTTCCTTATCCGTGATGCTGGTGCTAAAGCAAAGGTAGTTGAGTTGAAGAGTGATGGCTCTCTCGTTCCTCATGCTGTGAGCAAGAAGAATGTGAGCATGATTACTTCAATGTCGCTTGATGAGTACAAACAGGCTATGGCTGAATCCTCAATGATAGAGGATAACAGTGGAGAGAATAGAGGTGAGATAGAGGTGGAAGCTCCGACAATAGAGGGCGAGACTGCTGCTCCTGCTGAGGAGTCTGCTGCTCCTGAATCTGCTGAGACTCCTGCAACTGAACAGACTCCTGCTGCTCCTGCCATTACCCTTGAAGATGGAACCATCGTGCCTATGCTGGAGGATGGCAATCCTGACTTCTCGAAGCTGACTGCCGAACAGACTGCTGAGTTGTATGACTCCCAGTTTGGTGAGGATGCAGATAGTATCGTATCTGGATATGTGTCTGATGCAAAGAAGGCACTCGACAAGGCTAGCAATATGACCGTGAAGGGTAAGACTTTCGTGGAGCAGAAGGCGGCTAAGGATGAAAAGGAGAAGGCTATTGCTGATGCTCAGGCGGCTTATGACTCTGCTATCGCTATCCGTGATGCCTATAATGAGCGACAACTTGCCAAGGTGGAAGATACTGCTGAGGGCAGAAAGGAACTCATTGAGAAGGCAAGAAGAAAGTTTGCTCGCTTGAAGAGTGCGGTGAAGGATGATGCTGAGGCTGTGGCTCAAATCTATAAGGAGACGGTTGGAACTCTGCTGCATCGTCTGTATGATGGTACTGGCATTGATGTGACAGATACGATTCCACTTACTGCTGAGGAGTATGTGGCTAGCAATCTCGGTGCTCACTCTCTCAACTATGAGGGTACAGAGACAAGCAAGGGTGTTAAGCAGGAGACTGGATTGAGCAGAGAAGACTTTGGCAAGACTCAGTTGCTCGCTGCTGATGGCAAGGGTACTACTATTGACAACCTTGTTCATAGTCTGTGGGAGAATCGTCCATCTAACCTTGATTCACTAGACACTCAGGATATTCGCAATGCCATGCTCAGCGTAATCACTAGCGGTTTCAAGGCATCGGAAGCTAAGAACTACATTGAGAATCTTCGTATCGCTCAGGCTGAGAATATCCTTGAAAAGCAGAAAAAGGCGGCTGATAACGCTGCATTCGCTGAGGAGCAGAAGGCTAAGCAGGAAGAGGAAGATAAGAAGGCTGAGGAGAATGAGAAGATAAATGAGCAGAATAAGTTCCCTGACAAGCTAAGAGAGGGTAGCAAGGCTATTGAAGTTCCTGAGGATGCAACTGACGAGAAACCTTTGGGTGAACAGCGTACAAAATCACCTTTCTTAGTTAGAGAAAATGGCAAGCAGCAAACAGAAACCGAGAGTGATGCTGATGTTGAAAAAAATAAGGTGGATGATATGAAGGTCGTGGACAATATCGTGGGCGAGAAGACTCGCAAAACCTTAGAAAAGATAGCAAAGATAATGGGTGCTAATATTCAATGGCTGTACTCTAATAAGCAATTCAATGGAAAGTTTGATGAAAAGACTAATACTATATATCTTACATTGGATTCTTCCATTATAGAAGGTGTTCAGTTTATTTTCGGTCACGAAATGACTCACGAAATGAGAACAAAGAATCCTGCTTCTTATGATGAGTTGAAGACTCTTGTAAAGGATATGATGGGAGAGGATGCTTTCAATAGTGAGACAGATAAGATGCAAATACGATACAAAAAAGGTGGTGCAAGGTATTGGAATGACAGAAATGCCATTGAAGAAGAGGTTGTCGCTGACCAGTTGGGTATTTGGATAAGAGACGCAAACTATGCTCATACTCTCTTGCTCAAAATGTCTCATCCTTTGCTTGCAAGATTGCATGAGATAGTCAATAGCTTCCTGATGGCTCTTCATGGAACGGAGTTTTCTGATGATATGCGTCTGATTCTCCGCTCTATCGAACAAGCCTACGTGAAGACTGCCAATGGTCAGGTAACGAACTCTGAGACTGGCGAAGATGTTTCATTCTCTCTCCGTCAAAAGCCTGAGCCTAAGAAGAAGGGCATCGGCTACAAGGTGTTCGTATTGAAGGATGGCAAACTCTATCCACCAATGGTAGCGAACCCTAATGGTGCTGCTACTCCAGTGGGTGTATGGCTCGATGCTGATGCGGCTCCTATTGCAGGAGAAAGCAAGACTGGCAGACCTCAGGTTAAGCAGGGCGGCAAGGGAACACAAGGCGGTAGCGGTAAGTTAGCCTATAGACCAGGCTGGCATCTTGGTGTAGTGCCTTACGCTATCCAGTTCAATCGCAAGGATGCTGAGGGAAACAAGACTCTCTTCCCTAAGAACTTCGTCTTCGCTGAGGTGGAGTATGCTGCTGATGTTGATTATCAGGAGGAAGCTCGCCAAGAGGGTATCAATCCATCGGGCAAGTATCAGCATTCTCTCGCTGGTTTGAAACATCTGCCTACTGATGGATATTATATGTATCGTACCAATCCAAACCCAGAGACTGACCCTTGGGTGATTACTGGTGCGATGAAGGTGAACCGTATCTTGACAAGAGCAGAGCAAGCGGAACTTGTGAAGAATGCTGGTCGTGAACCTCAGCAGATTCAGGAGGGCGATATTGTTACTGATGATGTTGTGAATAGCATCAATCAGGAAATAGCTGCTGCTCCTAAGTTCTCGTTGAAGGTATATCATGGTAGCGGTGCTGACTTCACAGAGTTTGACTTCGACCACATGGGCGAGGGTGCTGGCTCCCAAACATTCGGTTGGGGTGGCTATGTTACTTCATCCAAGAAGATAGGTAAGAGTTATGCGAATCTTGTAGATGCTAACGCTCCTTATCAAGATGTAGAATATGTTGGTAATAACGCTCATGAATATACTGATGTAGTTGCTGGCTTGTTTAATGGTGGTCAGAGAGATTATGATGATGTTAAGGAGTTCTTGCAGAATGGCTATAATTCCGACAAGGAGAATGCTCGGAAAAAGCAGATGTTGGAATGGTTTGAAAGCACAAAACCATCTGATTGGAAGTCTGTTAATGATGGCAAACGTAATCTCTATGAGGTGGATATACCTGATGATAATGGCAGCAACTATCTGGATTTTGAAAATCCGATGAATGAGGAACAGATAAATACTATTCGTGATGCTTTGGCTAAGAAGGGTGTTGATGTTTCATCTTGGGAGAAGAGAGGTTTCAAATTGGATTTACCTTTCAAAGATGTATATGCAGCAGTTCTTCCGATGATGATGCGTTGTGAGCCAAAGGAAGTGAGCAAGTTTCTTTCTTCGCTTGGATATACTGGCATTAAATATCCTGCTGGGACTATCATGGGCGGTGCTGAGGAAGGCGATACCAACTATGTTATCTTCAAGCCTGAGGATATGAAAATTACCGAGCATACCAAGTTCTCTCTCCGTTTGAAGTCTGCTATTGAAGAAACAGAAACCAATCCATCTGACGCACAGAAGGAGAGTGGTAACTATAAGAAGGGACACATCAAGTTCGGTGGCTACGATTACACTATAGAAAATCCAAAGGGTTCAACTCGCTCAGGCAAGGATACAGATGGTAAAGAGTGGAAAGTAACCATGCACGATACCTATGGCTATATCCGTGGTAAGTTTGGTAAGGATGGAGACCATCTGGATATGTTCATCAATGACAAGGCAGACCTTGATAATTGGAATGGTGATGTGTTTGTCGTTGACCAAGTGAATCCTGATGGCTCGTTTGATGAGCATAAGGTGATGTATGGCTATGACTCCATGGATGATGCCAAAAAGGCTTATCTCGCCAACTATAGCGATGGCTGGCAAGGTCTTGGCAATATTACTGGAGCAAGTAAGGCTGAGTTCGACAAGTGGCTTGATACGAGCAATCGCAAGCTAAAGCCATTTGCTGACTATGCAAAGGTAAAGTTCTCTCAGGCGCAGTCTGTTAATAATGATGAGCCAAAAACTTTCGAGGAGTTCCTGAATCATCCTTCTTTGAAGTTCTCAATCAAGAATGAGGAGCAGAGAAAAGCGGCTAAGGATGCTTATGAATATGCTTCCAAACTTCGTCCAAACAAGTATGCTCAGTATGCTCTGGTGGATATGAGCAATCCTTCAAACTCTCCTGAGTATTACGAAAAGAAAGTGTTGGCTGACAGATGGAGACGATTCTATAACAAGGCGGTTCATAATGAATTGGATGATGTGTATAAGGATGCTTGGGGTAACTACAAACTCTTTGACCTTGACCGACCTTTTACTGACCAAGTGAATGAGGTGAAGGGTGATGTTCCTAGCGAGTTCAATGCTCCTGATGTGACGGCAAACAAGAATGCCGACAACGAAAGTGGTGCTGAGTATCACGAATACAAGCAGGGTGGACTATCGTCTGTTACTTATGAGGACAGATATAAGGCTTTCAAGCAACGTGAGGCTAACAGAGAGAAGACTGCTGGATTGAAAAAGGAACGGAAGGAAGTAGAGGATTCATATAACTCGAAGAGCAAAGAGCGTGCTGAATACAACAAGCAACTGATGAAGGAGTATATGGATAAGCACAAAATGACTGAGGAATATGAGATTCCTGATGATGTTTGGGAAGATTTGAGAAGTAAATCTTTCGAGAAGTATCAGGATGAGCTGGATAGTCTGTTTAATAAGTACAAAGACTTGGATAGACAGATTAAGGCAGTAGCAGAACCTCGTTTCTCTTTGAAGGATGAGAAAACTCTTGCAGGAGTGCATAACATTACCGAGGAAAAGCTGAGAAAGGCTTTGAAGCTGGGTGGCTTTGCCAATCCTTCTTTGGCAGTGATTGATACCAACAAGACTGGTCACGACAACTTTGGAGAGATTTCCTTCATCGCTCCTTCTGCCCTTTTGGATAAGCGTACTGGCAAGACTGCTGGTACTTGGATAACTGATGCCTACACTCAGCGTTATCCTTCCGTAGAGCGAGAAATGAGTGAAAAGGGGTATCGGAAGTTTGAAGACTGGGTTGATAGCCTTGATTACCCAAGTGGAGCTAAGGCTGAGATTGAGAGACAGGCAAAGGATGCCCTAAGTGACAATAACGCTCCTGCTTGGGAGTTGATGTACTTGAAGGAAAAGGGTATTGATATTAAGGAGTATGATTCTAGAATTGATTATCGCTGGAAAGAGATTATCAGTGACCATCCTACTGCTGAGGATATTCTGAATAGTATGAAGACTGACCCTGAACTGAAAGAAAAGGTTACAAGTCTGGCTAAGCATGCCATCATCCATCCTACTTGGGAAAAGGTTTCTTTGGAGGTAAGAAGAAAGATATATAAGGAGACTGGCGTTAAGACTAGCCCTATCAATCCACAAGTAAGAAAACAGACTAAGGAAATCTTTGAGCGTGACTATGCGCCAACCTTGCTTAACAAGGACGGCAGTCCAAGAAAAAAAGATGTGAAGAAGGTTGTTGAGGATATTGTGAAGGAGCACAACGATACCAAGAAGTATGACTTCTATCTGTCTAAGGTGAAGGCTAGTAATTACGTCAACAAGAATGGTCTTTATGATGATTACATCAGATGGCAGGAGAACAAACTGGATGAGTTCGGAACGAAGAACCGTATCTTCCGTGGCTATACTAAGGATGGTTCCCGAAAGTATGTGCCTGAGACTCTTGAAAATGTTTCAAAGGTTATGAGGGAAGAAGCAGATGGGCAGACCAATGGAAGTGAATATACCTCGTTTGGTAGCTTTATCGCAAAGTTGGCTAGTCGTGTTGATTCTACAGACGAAATGCGTGCCAACAAGGATAAGTTGTCTTCTAATAAGGATAAGGAAGAGTTTTACGAGAAATGGAATGAGGTTTATTATGAACTTGCCAAGTTCTTGTATAATGATGTGTTCTATGGCGAGCAGAGACTTCACGATATTGTATTGCAGTCTGACCCTAAGAAGTATGCCAAGAAAGAATATGGTATTACCCTTACTCCTACCTTCATGAAGAAACTGGATGCCTTGAAGAATGCAGTACAGACAGAGTTGAAGAGTGCGTACTTTGAGACTAAATATAACAGACCTCTCCGTCTAAACGAGTTTGCTGCTGTTGTGGTTCCTGATAACTTAGGCGAAGATGTACGAAAGGGCATTGAGGATGCAGGCTTACCAATGTATGACTACGACCCGAATAAGGAAGGTGACCGCAGTCGTGCCTTCAATGAAGCTCTCAATAGTAGTGACAATATTCGTTTCTCTCTGAAAGAAGAAAAGGAGAAGATTGTGGCTGATGCCAAGGCAAATGGAACTTATATGACTGCCCCTAATGGGGAGAAGACCAAACTGGATGCAGAACAATGGGCAACCGTCCGTACTGCCAACTTCAAGAACTGGTTTGGTGATTGGGAGAATGACCCTGAGAATGCTTCCAAGGTGGTGGATGAGAATGGTGAACCTCTTGTAGTTTATCATGGAACAACAAATGATGAGACTAAAAGCGTATGGAATGAAAAGACTAAAAGTTATGATACGTCTCATGAGCCGTTTACGGTTTTCAAAAGAGAGGTAGATGGACTTCCTAATAGTGGTCTGTTCTTTAATAGTAGTGAGGATAATGCCTATGAGTATGGTTATAATAACTATGCTGTATATCTGAGTGCAAAGAATCCACTTGTTATAGATTGTAAGGGAAGCTTGTACAATTCTATTAAACATGATGGAAAAACGATGGATACCTACGATTGGGCTAACTGGGCAGAGGAGAATGGATATGATGGAGTTATCTTCAAAAACATCAAAGATGGTGTTGATTATGGTTCGATGCAAAATACAACGGATGATTACGTTGCATTTAATTCCAACCAAATCAAGTCTGCCGAAGATAACAATGGCGATTTCTCTGCCGACAACAATGATATTCGATTCTCTCTCGCTGGCGAGCGTGGTGCGGCTGCTGCTGACAAGGCAGAGGAGCGTACCTTCCGTATGGATAACCTCTCCGTGGCAAAGGATATGGAGAAGAACAAAAAGAAAGCTAAGGCTATCAAGGCGGCTACTGGCTGGGAGCGTGGTGCTGATGGCAAGTGGAGATACGAAATGCCTGATGTTGTTCTCCGTGACCCGAAGGAATGGGTGAATAAGAAGACTTTGACTCTCTCTGATATTGTAGAGAAACCAAACGATTTGTTCAAGGAATACCCTGAGTTGTTTGATGCTTATCCTGAATTGAAGGATATGAAGATTTTGAAGGGTAGAGCAAAAAGTGGTGGTGTCTTCTATAATAATGCCATTACTCTGAATCTTGGATATATTCGTGAGGCAATAAAGTCTGGATGGGATACATATTACAAAACCTCAACTCGTCTTCTGAAAGCAACATTAGTTCATGAAGTTCAGCATTATATTCAGGAGCAGGAAGGTTTTGCACAAGGTGGCAATAGCGAAATGATAGTTGACAAGAATGCCTTGGATGCTATCGCTAAGTTGAGAGCAGACAAAGATGCAGTAGCAAAGGAGTTCTATGCCATGTCTCCTGAGGAGCAGCAGAGAAGAAAGTACGAAATCAATAACAGATACAACGACCTTACCAAGCAGATTGAGAGATTGGAGAAGTCTAGCCGTATCGGATATGATGGCTATAAACGTCTCTCAGGAGAGGTGGAAGCTCGTAACGTATCTGCCCGATTGAACATGACTCCTGAGGAGAGAAGAAAGACTCTCGCTGAATCTACTGAGGACGTGGCTCGTAAAGACCAGATTTTCTTGGGCGTGGGCGATGTGTCCTTCTCTCTACGTGATATGGCTGACGGAAAGGAGAGTGGGGCGGCTGATATGGCTGAGGATTTGAAGAGTCTGAACACTCCTGATGAGGTGGATGATGCTATCAAGACTGCTATTGAGGATATGCCGAGCGGCTGGAAGATGGCTAACAAGAAGATGATTCATATTGCTCAGGCTCTGGGCGAGAACCGCAAGGCAGAGATTGCTGGCGAGGAACCTAAGTTCTCCCTGAAGGATGGTTCTCTCATTAAGGCTGGAACCTACTTTAGCGGTGGCGGTCTTGTTGAGGAAGGCTTGAAGGGTATCATCGACCCAGTGGTGGCTGTGGAGTATGACGAGAAGATAAGCGGTGTATATCGTAATAACTTCGGGCAGCACATCGTTACTGCTGATGTTCGTGATGTTGACCCCAAGGAATTGGTTAAGCAGATAGATGGTGAGGTGGAGTATTTCCATGCTTCTCCTGTATGCAAGAACTACTCTCAGGCGAAAAGTAACCATGCTGAGGTGGAACTTGACAAGGAGACTGCTGCTAGTACTGCCGAGTTTATCAATGCCGTAAAGCCAAAAGTGGTGACCATTGAGAATGTGAAGGGATATAAGGATTCAGATGCCATGAAGACTATTACCGATGCTCTGGATGCAAACGGCTATACTTGGGATTCAGATGTTTATAACGCTGCTGACTATGGCGGCTACACCAACCGAGAGAGATTGATTGTCCGTGCGGTTCGTGATGGCAAACTTCCTGAAAAGCCAAAGAAGATGGCACACAAGAGCGGATGGTATGAAGCTGTGGCTGATATTATCCCGACCCTGACCGAGAAGAAGAATGGTGTGGCTCCTTGGATGGACGTTCGCTTGAAGGCTGATGGCATTGACTGGAGAAACATTGACAAACCATTGTATGTGATGGGAAGTGCCTATGCTGACGGAAAGATTCCTCATGCCTTCGCTGATGAACTGCTGCCAACACTTAGAACAAAGAGTGGTGATGTGATTGTGATGCCTGACGGCAAGGTATATCGTGCCATGGGCAGAGTGCTCGCAAGAGTATCAGGAGTGAGCGATGATTACAAGATGCCATTCTCTGAGAACCTGAGCCATACCATCATCGGCAACGGAATCCCTACTCAGTTGACCGAGCATGTGATTGCTCCTCTGCTTACTGGCTCTGACCCTAAGTTTAGCATCCGTACCTATCATGGTACTGGTGCTAGCTTTGACAAGTTCGATTTCAGCCACATGGGTGAGGGTGAAGGTTCGCAAGCATTCGGTTGGGGTGGTTATGTTACCAACTCTAAGGATATTGCTGAGGACTACACAAGACGTGCCAAGATAAGGAAAGATAATGGCGGTTTTGAATTTGTGACAGATATGTCTGCCAATAACAAAGATATGGTAAGACAATATATCTATAAACATAAAGATGTAAACAAGGGATTGGATGCTATGAGAAAAGACCTTCATTCTGCTATAGAAATGTTCCCTGATGATGATGATTTAAGGGAACTTAGCAATATTCTTGCAAAGAAGAATGAGGAAATAGTTGTTCCTGATAATATTGCTTATCTTTATGATGTGGATATTCCTGATGATAATGGAGATTATCTTGATTGGGATGCTCCTTTGACAGATAAACAGAAGAATACAATCATTAAAGAATTAAGGCGATTAAAAATAGATTTTGCCGACTTTAAAAAGCGTGGTTTTTCTTTTGATGGTTCATTTGGCGGTAATGCCTATGATTTTCTAATGTATGCTTTAAGAAGAACAAAGAAGTGGAAAGATGTAGATGCTAGTCGTGCAGTTAGTAAGTTCCTGTCTTCTATTGGCTTCACTGGTATCAAGTATAAGGCTGGTACTATCTTTGGCGGTGCAAAGGAAGATGATTACAACTACGTGATATTCGATGAGAACAATGCCAATATCGTGGGGAATACCCGATTCTCCTTGCGCTATGACCAGTTTGAGCATGACTTGAACCAGTGGAAGAAGGATAATAATCTGCCAAAGGATGCCCAGCGACCAACCATCCCACAACGCAATGCTGGTGAGAGTGCCGTTGACTTCCTGAGGAGAGTGGACGAGTACCGCAAACAGATGGCTTTGTGGAAGACTGCTCCAACCTACGAGCAGCATCTTCTGAGTGATGATACTGCCCTTGGAGAGTTCAACCGAGAGTTGCAGCGTGGCTCTGTTCTGAAACGTATCGCCTTCCAAGATAGTATGCTGGCTATCCGTAAGGCTCAGGAAGCTATTATGAATGAAGTGGGTGTTGACCGCCTGAATATGGCTGAGGATGCCTATACTGCCGAGAACCGCAGTCATGGCAAGGGAAAGAACGAGTTTGAGGAGTACAACAATGAGTTCTTGCAGCCATTGAGAAAGGCTTATCACCAGATGAAGAAGATACTGGGTGATAGCTATGATAATGTCCGTATCTACATGATGGCTAAGCATGGCTTGGAGCGTGATGCTCAGATGGCTTTCAAGAAGTCACTGGATGCTGACTTTGAGGACGTGGCTCAGAGAAGTGCGGCATACAGGGCTTACAAGGGCGATATGAACCGTATTACAAATGATAGCGATTTGGAGTTTGGAAGAGTGGATTTCACTACTTGGAGACAGAGGGATAACGCTCTTAGAACGAAATACTCTCCTTCCTATATGGACTATCGTTATGATGAGAATGGTATCGCCTACGATTACTCAGGCTTGTCTGCTCTCTTCGGTGGCTCAGACTTTGAGGAAGCTGCCCACAAACTGGTAAGGGATATTGAGAGTAGTCACGTAGCTGAGGTGCAAGACCTATGGAATGCTACGAATGCGGCTACAAAGAAGATTCTCCGTGATGGCTATAAGGCTGGCATGATGAGCAAAGATACTTATCAGTATGTGCGTGATATGTATAGCCATTATATTCCTCTCCGTGGCTGGGATGGCACTACTGCCGACCAAGTATGGGACTATATCGGTGGCGGCAAGGGTGCGTTTAATCAGACATTGAAGAAGGCAAACGGACGAATCTCCATCGCTGATGACCCTATCGCCTACATCGAGAACATGGCAGAGAGTGGAATCCTGCTGAACAACAAGAACTGGGTGAAACAACACCTGATGCTCTTGGCTCAGAATCATCCGACCTCTCTTCTTACCCTGAGCAAGGCTTGGTATGTGAAGAGTGTGGATGATAATGGCAACGAAGAGTGGATTCCTGCTACACCTCAGATTACTTCTCAGATGAATAGCAATCAGGTGAAGGCTGCTATTGATGCTTTCGAGCAGAAGATGGAGCAGATGGCTCAGAATGGCGATGCTACCCAAAAGAGAGACGGACTGAACATTGCCTATCCTCAGACTCACAGCGAGGAGAGAGAACATGAGGTAAGAGTAATGAAGGATGGCGAGGAGTACGTTATCTATGTGAATGGTGACCCTCAGTTGGCTCAGGCGATGAACAATACCAGAGCACACCGAGTGAGAGAAGGAATCAAAAATAGTATCAGTAAGAGGGTAATTGCTGTTGTCGGAAGAAAGATGGCTGCTGCCTATACCAGTCTTTCACCTCTCTTCATCCCTTCCAACTACTTCCGAGACCTGACAATGACCCTTGCATCTACCGCTATTCGTGAGGATGGAAGATACAACTATCTGCTCAGAAAGAATCTGGCTACCTCTTGGAATCTCGGATTCATGCTGAAAGACTATCAGAACGGCAAGTTGAGAGATAAGGTAAGCAACGGAAACGCTACTCCTAAGGAACAGATGTTCTATGACTTCATGATGAATGGTGGCGAGACAGGCTTTGTCTCTTCTCTTGACGTGGAAGACTTGAAGAAGAAATTCAAGAATGACTTGAAGGATTTGGATAGATGGAAGGTGAACCCAGTAAAGGTAGGGCATACCATCATGGATAGTATCGAGTTCCTGAACAGAATGATTGAGGATAGTAACCGATTTGCGGTTTACATGACCTCTATTCAGTATGGACGTTCCATTGATGAGGCTGTGAATGATGCCAAGGACGTGACCCTGAACTTCAACCGCAAGGGTACTGGTGAATATGGCTGGCAGATGGTTAGAAACCTCTATCTCTTCATCAACCCAGCGGTACAGAGTTTGCAGACCTTGGGTGCGCTTGCCAAGCATCATCCTTTCAAGTTCACGGCTGTTACTGCATCATGGTTGGCGAGTGGCGTGCTGGTTCCTGTCGTTAACGCTGCCCTGATGAGTCTGTTGGGAGGTGACGATGATAAGGATAAGTACTGGCAGTTCACCAAGTGGGATAGACGAAACAACTTTATTATGTGGGTTCCTACTACCCATGAGTTCGTGAAGATTCCGCTTGCTCAGGAGTTCCGTGCTTTCTATGGAGTAGGCGATATGATTGCATCCAAGATGATGGGTGGCGAGTTGGCTGAGGAGAGTTGGAGCCAGTATGCAGAAGACTTGCTCGGTCAGGTGGTGGATATGCTTCCGCTCGACCCTACTGGATATGATGGCAATATTGCGGTCAGTCTGATGCCGAATGCTATTCGCCCAGTCTTTGAGTTGGCTTTCAATGTTGACTTTACTGGCAAGCCATTATTCAAGGAGACAGAGTATAACAAGTATGACCCTAACTTTACCAAGGCATACGTGGGCACTCCTGATTGGTTGGTTCGTGCATCTAGGATGGTTAACTCAATCGGAAACGACTATCCTGATGTGCAGCAGAACAGCATTGATGCTTTCGGTGACCCAAGATACAATCTGAACAACCCTGCCGTGGTTGACCATGTATTGTCTTCTTATCTCGGTGGTGCTTACACCATGGGCAGTCAGGTGCTCGGTTTGCTTACAAAGTCACTCAACGACCCGAAGGAAATCAAGGTGGCTGATATTCCATTATTCAGCAAGTTCGTCAGCAATCCTGATGATAGACCAGTTACTAAGAAACAAGGTGATGAGTTCTGGGATATGAAGGAGAACCACGACCGTGCAGCCAATACCCTGAGCAAGTTGAAGAAACAAGCTAAGGTGGATGGCGATTACTCTATGCTGGAGCGGTTCTACGGCTCCGAGGAGTATCAGCAGTATAAGCAGGATGATGTGAAGGTGAAGAAGTATGAGGAAGACAAGAAGAAGGAACGTGCTGAGAAGAGTGGGGAGGAGTATAGACCTCACAAGTTGAATGCCGAGGATATATACAAGGCTCACGCCACTCCGAAGGATGATTTCGAGGACTTGAAGCTGAAACAACTCTACACTAAGTTGAACGGATTCAAGACCGCCTACGACCTCTTGGTTGATACGGCTCCTAGTCAGAGCGATGGCTACTACAACACCAACAAGGCTGCCATTGATGCCATTGACGAGGTTTCCCTTGATAAGCAGGAGATTTCCGAGTTGAAGAAAGGTTTCTTGGATGATGGCAAGGATGCCTACAACGCTGAGGACATGAAGCAGATTCGTGACCTGAGAAAGAAGATTCTTTCCGTGCTGGAGAAGGCTAACAAGGTAGTTGTGGCTAACCAGAAGGCGAAGGCTGAGAAGTAATACATATATGACTATCCCCTGAAAGTGCTTGGCTTTCGGGGGATATTTACTTTCAATTTGAAACTTTTCACCTCTAATTCTTGCGTAAATCTGCTAATCTGTAAGTATTTATAAAGTTTAACTATTAAAAATGTTCTAAATTGTTATGTTTCCATCATTTCTTATTATATTTGCAGCATCTAAGAACATCTGAATCTCAGGTGATTACATCAGCAAAAGATTATCCAATCATTATAAACTTAAAAAATGAAGGCTTATGAAAAAAGATGAAGAAGACCTACGAGTCAAGAAGTTAATTGGAGAGATTACAAAACTTCTCCCCGAACGCAGCAAGATTAAGACGGACTTACTCTATTTCAAGTATGCGCCTATATTGGTCATGCTTATGCGATGGTATGGTGTATCTCAGTTCTATGACAACAAGATGGAGATTACACTATGGTACGAAGAGAATGAGGAACCTGTCTGGTTCTTCTATTTCATCACTTATATCCTATACCCGATTTCTCTTTGGAAGGGTCAGGTGTTGCACAGATTGTGTGTAGAGTGGCGCATCCCGATACTCTATATCGCAGGAGTCAATGTGATACACATCATGTTCGGCTCTATCGTTATCACAAACAATATGTACTATTGTGATATGTTCCTGATTACACTCATTTTAATTCTATATGCTTATGTCGCAATTAGTAAATTACAGCATCATCGAAGCTGGACTTCGTGCTCTTGCAGATAAGGCGCACGAATCAGCAGTAGCCCAAGCAGAGGGCAAACCTATCCCTTGTGGTCTATCGGAGAACGATATGGAACTTGTGGCACTCCTTACTGCCATGATGAATGATACCCAAGCCAACAAGGGCTGGTGTGCCAACGAAATGGGAAAGTCCATCTCATCCTTTGAGAAGTATGTTCACGATGGCAAGATACCCGAAGGCATCCACGACCAGTTCGGGCATGAAAAGAAGTGGAACAAGTCGCTCATCCGATACTTTGCCAACAAGAAGGCTTTCTTCCGCAAGCTATCCCGAAAGTATGGCATCCACCTTTAGCAATCGCTACACATTATATATATAGGAGAGACCCAATCGCCCCTCCTGTATATTTACGACCTTTCCCATAACCATAAATCTTTGCTCATCAAGTACTTATATAATCTTTTACGAGTTTATCAATCTCTATCCATATTATTCGTATCTTTGTGCTCGTAACGTTACAAAGTGAGAATCATAATTTAGTGTTTAACAAAAAAGATTTCAGGATAATATGGAAAGTAAAACGTATGTATTCGGAAACGAAGGCTCATCATCCAATAATGGTATGCTTGGTCTTCTTGCACCTCTGCTCCAGAAGCAGGGTGTTGACCCAAATGTCCTCCTTGCCATGAAGGGAAACAATGGTTTTGGTGGTGAAGGCGGTTGGTTTATCTGGGTAATCTTCCTTTTCTTCCTCATGGGTTGGGGAGGTAACGGCTGGGGAGGTTTCGGCAATGGTCGTGGCGGTCTCGCCAACGAGATTAACAATGACTATGGTCGTGGTCTCTTGATGGATGCCATCGGTGGCAACCGCAATGCACTCAGCAACTTGGCTACCCAGTTGAACTGCACCGAAGGTCAGATTCAGAGTGCCATTTCTGCCTTGACCTCTCAGGTTCAGAGTGTAGGTAATCAGGTTGGTATGAGCGGTATGCAGACCATCAATGCTTTGCAGCAGGGTAATATGCAGATTGCTCAGCAGATTGCAAACTGCTGCTGCCAGACCAACAACAACATCACTACTCAGGGTTATGAGAGTAAGTTGGCTATCTGCCAGCAGACTCATGCCATCAACGACAATGCCAATGCCAACGCATTGATGTTGCGTGACACCAACCAGTCTAACCATCTTGCCTTGATGGGTAAACTCGACCAGATGCAGACTCAGGCAATGCAGGACAAACTTGATGCACTTCGTGAGAAGAATAGTGCTCTTGTAGCACAGATTTCCAACGAGCATCAGACTCAGGCTTTGCAGGCATACCAAGCACAGATTATCACTCCAGTGAATGCTGCCCTTGCAGCCTTGCAAGCAGAGGTAGCTGGCATCAAGTGCAAGTTGCCTAATACCGTATCTGTACCATATCCTCAGTTGAAGACCTACAATCCAGAGGTGTTCCAAGCAGCAGCTATGGGAGCATACGCTGGTGATGTAGCAGCCAACGCAGCATCAACCGTAGGTTGTGGTTGTTAAAGGAAAGGAGGTAACTATGTTCCCTTTAAACTATCCTTTCAGCCCACTATTCCCAATGGTCAGGAGACGGAATCCTATCAAGAGAGTTGATATTGGCGGTATCTATGAATTGAAGACCAATGCACTTCAAGTAACCAACGAGAGTGCAGACTTCGGTATCAATCCTAGCTGCTACAAGGCTTTACCTTGTGAGAGTATCGTACTGCTAAAGATTCATCAGGGAGTGCCTACTACTGGCGCATCCCTTCCAGTCAAGATTGTAGTGCCACACAATGGTGCAACAACCATCAGCACTACTAGCGGAACTACAAGTGGAACAACAACGGCTGGCACAACTAAGTCTTCCGTGGTAGACCATACTGGTTCTGCTGTAACTGGAGCGGGTCTTTCAAGCACTACGGAAGCTCTAGCCTATATCAACAAGAAGAGCGGAACAATCCGACTGCTTGGGTTTCAGCAACCAACTGGTGGCTAACAGAGTATTAACAATGGGGCAGATAGCAATGTCTGCCCCTATAAAAGAGAAAGAAAATGTTTCAAGGTTTAAGACAAAATTCCCTTTTTTACATATTAGACAAGGGAGGAGAAAAGCCGACTCTCAGAATCGGTCAGGTTATATCGGTAAGTGACCCTCAGCAGAAGTTCCCGACAACTTACATCCCGAATCAAGTGCCGAACTTCGACACAACGGTTGATGTAAAGGTGAAGGTTGGAGAACAGCAACTTAACTTCGAGAAACTGCCATCCACCGCTCAGATAGCCAACTCAGGAACTAATGGCGTGGTGGTCAGTGATAGCCGTGATGCTATGTGTGCTGAGGTTGATTCCATGCTCAGACAAGCAAAAGGTATCTTGGAGAGTGTTGACTACAATAAGGCAGTAGTGGAATCATGTGATGAAATACTAGCCAAACTCAATCCTCAGATTGCCAAGGATAAGCAGCAAGAGCAGGACATCAGTAATCTGAAATCTGACATGAACGGAGTTAAGGGTACGCTATCCGAAATTAAATCTCTTCTGTCTGATGCCTTGAAGCTCAGTAAGAACTAATAAAGGTAAGAAGATTATGGTAATGATTGAGATTACAGAAGATAAGTTCGATGATTTGTATGACAACATCGAGTCTATGCTTGGCTTTGGCAGCAAGGCTATGTCTTGTCTGAAAAAGATGAAGCAGGAGCGTATGGGTGAACGTATGCCTGATTATCGTGACGATTGGAGAAGGGAGCGTGAGGAACGTGAAGAGCGTGAGAACAGACGTAGATTCAACAACGTGAACGATGATTGGAACTACCCGAACCGCTATGGTGAAAGAGGTGGTGGCGGCTACAATGGTGGCGGTCGCTAATGTTTAACTTGGGAGTTTTGGTAGCGACATTTATGTCGGAACCAGACTCCCTTTAATATTCAGCAATATGGGAAAATGCAGAATGCCATTGGATATGTATGACCTCAAACCTGAGGGAATGGTTTCTTATCTCAGATACAATGGCTATCATTTCAGTAAAAAAATGTGCGAATGGGCGGTTAAGCAGATGTATAAGTATGACCCTTCTACCAAGCGTGATGTAAGTGTCTCGTTTTGGGATAAGGAGAAGGTGGATGCTCTTCTGCTTGGTCAGGGAGTAGAGGTAAAGAATAAGATAGGCTACGACCATGTGTATGTGGCGAATATGGCGAGGGCAGACTTCTATAAGTCTTCCATCAAGGATGAGGAGCAATTAGCCCAGTTTATCAAGGATATGGTGGATGATGCCGACCAGAAGGATGGCTTTATTTTCAACCGATTCTATGCCGACTGCTGCCACAATGGTGTGCCTATTCCATGGGAAGATGTGTTATGATGAGAAGAGTGATTGAACTTCCGAAGTATGATTGGAGCATAGTGTGTTTCATAGGTTATCAGCAATCTGATGCCGATGAGATATGCTATGCTCTTTCGGATATTGGCTGCAACGGAAATCCTTTATCGGAAGCTTACGAACATCTGACCAAGGAGAGTGCAGATAGGGGTCTTACCTATTCCAATCTATCAGAAAGAAGGAGTGTTCTTGCCATTGGGGAGTGTGAATCAGATGGCAGCACAATCAACACCATCGGTCATGAGCTTCTTCATGTGGTAGCGCATATCTGTGAGCAGGATGGAATAGATATGCTGAGCGAAGAACCATGCTATATAATGGGGAGTTTGTGCGAGAAGTTCTTTGATGTTTCGAGGTTCAATGTTTAATATTCTGTAAAAAACAATGCCATCAGGTTCAACCTATTGATATTTTTAATACCTTTGTTGGCATATTTTTCACTTATTAAACTACACTCTTATGAAAAAGTCTATTATGACGGACAAGGAACGTATTACCGAGTTAGAACTTCAATTAAGGGAGAAGGAAGGTATTATTAAAGCATTGCAAGATGCTTTTGACAAGCAACTTGATATTATCAAAATGTTGAGAGACAGAATTGATGAAATGACTCCTGATGATATAGCATAAGAAAAGGGTGAATCTTTCGACTCACCCTTCTTCTTTTATCTTTATGGTTTACTCCCCATACTTCGGCTCCTCATATACAAGACCATGCTCATCTACGTAAGCCTTGGCTTCTGGGTATGTGTCAAACTCAACTGCGGTGGTATCTACTGCTGGAAATACCTCAGCATTGTCACCTTCCTCTGTGAGAGGGAACACCATCTTGGTTCCCTCATGTACTACCTTAAACTTCTTTGTTAACTTATTCATATCTTGTTTCCTTTCTTTGCTTTAATATTAAACTTGAAACCTTATGCAGGATTGATTATAACAGTGTAACCCTTCTGCTGCAAGGTTGCTACTGCATTATTTGATGCCGAGGTGCGAGTACCAGTAGCTGAGATAGTCTTATTTGCTGTTGTTCCAACCTGACACTGTGCTTGGTCTTGCAGCATCTTGTCAACATTGCTATACAGTGAAGCGCCTCCCAAAGAAATAATATAGGCGGAGGAAGGACGTGTACTCCATGTAAATACTGAACCTTTACTGTAATATAGACCAACTACACAACAAGCATCAGGAAGAATAGCCAAGTCACCAGTAAGTTTGCTGAATGATAAACTTATAGTGCTACACTTAGACAGAGTACTCAGAGCACTTATTTCTCCTGTCAGGGGAATCTGTGCGTTAGACAATGCCAGACTGGTCAGAGCTGTAAGATTCTTCAAATTAGCAATATCACCACTAATGTTTGTGTTATTCAATTTCAGAATGGTCAGAGCTGTAAGATTCTTCAAATTAGCAATATCACCACTAATGTTTGTGTTATTCAACTCTATACGGGTCAGAGCTGTAAGATTCTTCAAATTAGCAATATCACCACTAATGTTTGTGTTGCTGAGACCCAGATTGGTCAGAGCAGTGCTATATTTAAAGAAACCTATATCAGATATTGATTTATTCTTTTGAGAATAAGTAGAATTACCTTCGCTATAACTATCATAGTCAAATATAGCAACGAGGGCATACTTATCAAGAATAGCAACTTCAAAATTGCCATTGCTTACATATACATTCTCGTTGACATTAGGATTCAGAGTAATCTTCTTGCCTTTGTTTCCAGTAAGGTTTACATCAGTGAAGTAACCATCACCAATAATTTCCAATACGGTTAACTTGTTGACGGTGAAGCGAAAACCCTGTGTCCAGTGATTAGGAGAATCTATCTTACTGATACCAATACGCATTTCACCTATTCTTGGCAGTGATGTGTTGTCAACACTACCATTTAATTTTGTTACTAAACATCTATTCATAATCTGTAATATTTAAATTATTATTAATTGTTTCTTGTATAATGATACAACTTATCCATGATGGCAATATTTTGCTCAATCCATTTCTGTACCCTGTATATGTTATCACAGTGCTTAAATACTTTAATTGGAGAATAAGCACTAACATTATGGGGAATGTTTTCTGATAAAGCTACAGTAGCCTTGATACACTTGTATTTGAAGTAGCCCATATCAGCATTAAGTCCAAATGACACAACATCACCAACATTGTATGCTTTGGTTGCATTGTAGGTTTCAGATGTATCTGTCTGTAGATTTCCGCTATCATCAAGAACAGCTTCCCAATAGTTGCCTCTTACAACACTATCTGCTATACATGGAGAATCAGACCATTTCTTGTATTCTTCCTTAAAGAAGTCTGTACCTATACGCATACACCAGTCTTGAAGAAGTCCTATCATGTGGTCAGCAGAAATTATACCCATATCTGCTAAGATTTTATACCGATTATTTAAGGCATCCATATAGTACTTTAGTATAAACGTTAATGGAAGATTGCCATTTGAACCTTGATGATAATTAACTGGTGGCATTATATTCATTCCTAAGAACGAAGCTCCAAAGACACAATCACAATCGTATAATCCTACCCACCATTTAATACCATCATAGGTAAACCACTGCCAATTCTTTCTAGTAGAGTCTCCATCTCTCAAAATATCAATAATGATAAGATAATCAATAAGATTATCTGCATCATAATACTTTTCAAACACTTGCTTGAATGCCTTCAAATCGTCCTCTGTCTTGCTTGATGATTCATAAATTGTTGCAGCATCTTTAATGATATTGAGGGAATTGGCAAAGTCTTGGATATACTTCTTAACCTTGGCAGTCATTTGTAGGTTTTTCTTGATTTTGGATGATATGGCAGTGCCATCAGGAAGTTGTCCTGCCGTTATCCAAGCATCCACTTCTGTCTGTCCTGCTATCTCCTCCTGTTTGATGTCAGCATCATACTTGTTGCCTCCAATGGCATATAGATTCTTTGGATTGCGTATCTCAAAACTATTCTCACCAGTGCCCCAGTTTATCGTGCCATTCCAAAGAGTGTCATAATGGATAATACCATCAAGATGTACATTCTCAGCAGTACCTTTGTCCAAGTGATAGTTGTCACGGTGTTTCTTCAACTGGAAAGAGAAGATACCGTAGAACTCACCCTTAAAGTAAACAGCAACAGGGAAACCGTCAGGGAAACATCTTGCTCCTGTATCTGTAAGTAGAGAGTAGTTACCTACATAAGGATTGCCGAGGCTCTTGGTAGTAACTCCTATTTTAGACATGTCGATAAGAGCCTTCTTCCAAGGACGGTCATACATGTTACCCCTTGTACGTACAATCTGGTCATAGAGTTTGTAGGACACTGCACATACACCACGGAAGAAGTCAGTGTAGTAAGCCTTCATGTGGAAGCTGTCTTGTGGAACCCAATTTCCAATTCTTATTTTAGGTGTATCATCACCAACCCACTCATCATCACAAAAGTCAATAGCTACATTCTTTTTAACGAATTGCATAGAAGAACTGCCCTGAGCATTGAGAATAGCATGTTTCTTGAAATAGTTACCTTGCATGTCCCAAAACTCCAAGAACGCCTTTTGGTTCTGAGTTTTGGTTGTTGGCATACTGTCAATGTTGGTAATGTTGATGATGGCAAAGCGTGGTTCTGGTATCTGAATGAAGCTGCTGTCGCTCCAGTCAACAGGTGTATTAACATCAAATCCGTTTGCTTTAAGGGCATCTTGGATATTGTTTACGCTATTGCCTTGAAGATTAAGATTTGATACGTCAAGGTTTGTAACTTCCATATCATGCTCATGCTTCTTACCACTTGAATCACGATATGACATTACCTTATTTTCTGCATCAGTTGTAATCTCAGTCCTTCCCTCAGGGTCTTCAATATGTTCAAACTCTTCTGGGATAGTCTCAGACTTGGCATTATGAAAATAGTGACTACCATCATTATAAGTAGCAGACAGAACCTTTCCATCTGCATCTTTCTCTACTGCCATATACTCAGGATTCTCCTGCAAAGAGAAAATATCAAGGAGTTCTTTGAGATTGGTATCTATTGTACCTACCTTTTCCTGCAATGACGCAAGGTCTGATTGAAGCTGAGAGATAACTTGCTTCAAGGCATTGACAGCATGGATTTCACCAATGATTTCTCCGTCTCTTCTGATTCCAAGAAGTACCTTATCGTCAGTAGTAACCCAAGCAGCAAAGTATTCCTCATTCTGAAAGACATGATACATTTCATTGAGAGGATAATATGGCTCGCCAGTTGCTCTGTAGAAACCAAACAGAACCTTATCATCTGAATCCACTATAGCTTTTAGGAACTCTTCGTTCTCAATTATTCTAAAGCACTCTTTTACTTCATCTTCAATGAGAGACTTGCCTTCCTCCTTATTAACCTTGGTTTCTTGTAGGTTGGCAAGAGTAGCATCTGTTGTTTGCTGATAAGTTTGTAAAGAGCCAGACAATTCAAGTTTGATAGATTCTATCTTGTCTGATAAACTAGCAAACTCATCACCTACATAATTCATGACTTCTTGGATTCTCTGTCTGATTGGTGCAGGAACACCCTTGCCCCATTCAACGGAACCATCAAGTTGAATACCAAAAAGGAAGTGGTCTTCTGCATCTACTATTGCCTTGATAAACTCTGGAGACTCAATTTCACGGAATGGAAGAGCAAACTGGGAAACTACCTTATCCTCTGAATCACCGAACTCTTGGGCAATATTCTCCTTGTCGAACTTCTTATCAAGTTCAGCGTTGACTCTCTCCTGCTCAGTCTGAATCTGAGAGTCAACATCGGCAGAGTTGGCTTTCTTGGCAATCTCTGTGTCCTGAGATTTGTTTTTGTTTGCAAGTTCATCAATGGCTCCCTGTGCAGTTACAGAATCAAGACCACTCTCTGTGTTCTCGTATGTTACTGCTGAGGCTTGGCTTGCACCACCACTTGCAGAAATACCCTTGATGGCTTCCTCCATCTGTGTGCTGCGAGTCTGCAACAATGAAATATCATCATCGTTGGCGGTGATTTGCTGCTGCTTATCTTCAATCTGAGACTGGAGGTCTGTATCCTTCTCGTGAAGCTGCTTGACAGACTGGTCTATATCTTGAATCATCTGATTCAAATCATCAGGGAGACCAGTGGCTGCTTGGATGGTTTTGCGAAGCTCTGGGTCGAACTTTCCGATGCCAAGCGTGTCGTCTGCTATCTTTTCATTTGTGACGGAACCATCCTTGATTTTCTCGGTAGTTACAGAATCGGGAGACAACTTGGCGTTGCCGATGCTGCCATCTACTACCTGAGAAGCATCGACTGCATTGTCGGCAAGTTTGTCCTTGGTGATAGATTTTCTTGCTACCTTTTCTGTTGTTACAGACTCGTTGGCGAAATGTTTGGTCTCCAAGGATGCCTCACGAACTACTCTGCCATCTACAGACTGGTCGCCCAACTTTGCATTGGTAATTGCTTTCTCCTCCACCTTCTCTGTGGTTACGGCACGGTCGTTCAGCTTTTCGGTGATGATAGACTCATTTTTAATCTTTTCCGATGTTACCGCATTAGGGGAGAGTTTGGTATTGTCAACTGCGCCATCATTCAACTTATCCGTGGTTACTGCCTTGTTGTTGATTTTTTCTGTCTCTACGGATGAGTCAGCAAGTTTGGAGGTGGTGATGTTGGCATCTGCTACCTTGTCTGTGGTGACGGATGCGGCATCCAGTTTGTCGGTGGTGACCGATTCATTCTCCAATTTCTCTGTAGTAACGGCTTTGTCGGCAATCTGCGTAGTTCCGAGTTGGTCGGTCTTGTTGACCTTCTCGTCAAGAAGCTCCTTGGTGGATTTACCTGAACTCTCATCCTTGACGTATCTGGTGTATGTCAAGGTTTCGTCGGCTGCTCCACTTACGAGCGTGTTGTTATAAACGGTTTCTTTTGCCATATTATTTTAATTTAGCGTTATATATATATTCTCCTGCTTTCAACTCATCTGTCCAATAGTAGTAGATGTCGCCTACCTTGGTGGAGTAGAGGGATGCGGTGAGTCCTGACTGATAGAACTCTACTGGCACACGGCTGGCAAACCAGATGTATGGTTTCTCCTTGGTGGTGGTGATGTTGATAGACTTGTCTACGATGTCGCCCACTACCTTGGTGAGGTCTTCCATATTAAACTGGCACATATCCTTGGCTGCGGTGGCTCCGTAATAGTAGATGTTATCATCGCCATTTGCCATGATGCTTACGTAGCCTGATACGGCTGGAATCTCTATCTTGCCATCCTTGTAAACGTCTCTTGTGATGTCTGTTCCGTCCATGACTACCTTCACCAAACCGAGGTTGAATCCTTCGGCTGGAGTCAGCGTTGCTTCATACTTCTCGCCCAGCTTCAATGTGGCAGGAGTAGAGGAGAGGGTAACATCATCCAATGAGTAGACGAAGGTGCAGTCAGACTGGTTCTTGGTGACCATGTAGTATCGAAGGTCGAACATGCCAACCGTCTCGCCTTGGAAGACTCCACAAGGAACCTTCACCCTATGATTGGTCTCAATAATCTGCAAGATGTTTCGCTCCACACTCTTCATGGCATAGCCATCGTAGTTCCATGACACGGCTACATTGTAGTTGCCGATGTCTAGGGTGGATGGGATATTGCACACCAGCACATTATGCTCTATGCCACCGATGGACGTGGGCACGATGATGGAATCATCGAAACAGCATTGCAGTTCCACCTTGATGTCGGATGCCTGAGTCATATCGAAGTCAACCAAGCGGTTGAACTCCTTAGACATATCCATCTTTCTCACCAAGATGTGGAGTTTGAAAGCGTTGCCTTGTACAATTTTATAAATCATATTTGATACACATTATTAATAATAGTGCAAAGATAGGCAGAATTTTCTCTACCTATCTTTTATCCGTTTATTTAGGTGGGATATTTTTTAGATTAAGCCCTTCCAGCGGAGGAACTTGCGCTTGCGGCTTTCCTTGCCTTTCTTGCTCTTGCAGTTGGTATGGTAGACGCAATCCTTGAAGAGGTCTCTGACCTTCATGTCGTTGTCTAACAGTTTGGTCTTCTTGAATGCCTCGAAGAGTGAGCGGTTCATAATCATTAGGTTGCCCTTCTGCGTAGGAAGGACGTAGAAGATTTCACCATGATTCTTCTTGGATGCGTAGTCTGCCTTAGCCGTAGCTTGGCGATACATGATTTCGCACTTGATGCGCTTGAAAATCTTTGTTACTTTCATAATCGTAATTATTAATTGTTTGAAACTATATGATGGTTGCTGCCGAAACAGAAACCTTTCTTCTCATTACTCTAGCCTGATTCTGAATCATCTTAGGCATTTCCATTTCGTTGAAACAGATGTGGAGTCCGATGGCTCTGGTCATGAGCAAATCATCGTGCTTTCCGTCGATGGCTCCGTATGCTCCGTTCTTCTTACGCTCGTAGGTAAGGAACTCGTTCAGGCATCGCTGGTCTCGCTCAACGTATAGATGTTCTCTGACTACTTGAACCAATACTGAGATAACCATTGGCTTGGTTGCCACATTGGTATGGAATCCGTACTTACGTGGCAGACCTTCCTTGATGTCTGCTTCGCTCTGCTTGCGTGCATAGAGATTATCGTACTCATCCTTGATTTGATTCAGGATGAACTCAGACTGGTCGCCACCTTCCAAGATGTGCTCCTTGTCTTTCGTCTCCAAGGTGTTGGATTCAATCACCAGCAGGGCATTGTCGTAGAACTTTGCTATCTGGGCAGCCTTCCATGCCAGCAAGTCCATATCTATGTGTCCGTACCATTGGGCTACCACGTATGGTTTGCCGTTTTCCATCATCCAATAGCGGTCGAAGACACAGATAACAGACCAGTCAGCCTTGCTACCTCTACCGCCAATATCCACGACAACCAGATAGCGGTTGGTAACCTTGCAATCGTCAAAATATTCAGGCTTGCTCCATATCCACAACTGCCCAGTCTTGTCTTCCGAGAACCGCACGTTCTGTAGGCACTTCTTGCCCTTGTAGCCATCACCATACACATCGCCGATGAACTTAGGTGCTCGGCATCCTTTCTTGAACTGGTCAACCTTCTCTTCTGCAAATACCTTGGCTCCTGAGTGCTTGAAAGCCTCTACTGGGTCAGAAGGGAATCCGCTAGCCATATCTCCGTGGTCAGTGAACTTCTTGCGTTCCACGATATACCAGTTAAGAGCTTCCAAAGGTGCTCCCATCTGCCACAACTTCCAAAGATAAGTTACTGGCTCCTCACGATTCGACATCGTGTTGGTGTTGTTGCGGTTTTCGTATAGCCATTTGGCGAACTCCTCTTTCTGTTTCTTGCTCTCGAAGTCAAGATGGTAGAGGTCGTAAATCTCAAACCAAGGGACGAAGAACGGCTCAAATACAGATTCACCTTTCTCTGCTGCCAGCCACTCCTGATGGAAGAAGTTTCCAGTACCATTGGCGGTTGATTCATATACTATCATCGTGTATGGTCGGTAGAGCACACCATTGGTTGCATTCTGGATAACCTCCTCAGGAGACTTACCTTCTGTCTTCTCCCACAATCCAACCTCGGAGCAGTGGATGAGGTTGTAATCTTCACCATTGGCAGAAGTAGGTTTCTGCATGGAACCCACCTTAATCTTGCAGAATCGCTGAGGAACCTTCTTCACGTTTCCTGATGTTCCCACTCCCACAAACTTAGGCTCGTTCTCAGAATATACTTCACCCATTTCGTGCAGGAACTTGGTTGGAAATTCCTTCAACGCCTCATCGAACATTCCTCGGATGGTTTCTGCGGTGTCCTTGACCTGAGCAATAATGAGCGAGTTGAGACCCTTCTGCCACATGAGTTGCAGCCAGAGGAAGTACATCT